TTATTGATCTGCTTTACGAGTTAAAATGCGGTCAATTAATCCATAATTTACAGCTTTTTCAGCAGTCATGAAATTATCACGTTCTGTATCTGCTTCAATTACTTCGATTGGTTGACCAGTTCTTTCAGCAAGGATTTCATTCATTTTTCTTTTCATTTCAATAATACGTTTTGCATGAATTTCAATATCTGTTGCTTGACCTTGTGTACCACCTAATGGTTGGTGAATCATTACTTCACTGTTTGGTAGTGCGAAACGCTTACCTTTTTCACCAGCAGCTAATAGGAATGCACCCATGGATGCTGCCATACCAGTACAAATTGTGGAGACATCTGCTTTAATGAACTGCATAGTATCATAAATTGCCATACCTGCTGTGATGGATCCACCTGGTGAGTTAATGTATAAAGAAATATCCTTCTCAGGGTCTTCAGCTTCTAGGAAAAGTAATTGTGCTACAATTGAGTTAGCAACATTATCATCAATGGCACTTCCTAGCATAATAATACGGTCTTTTAATAAACGAGAGTAAATATCATATGCGCGCTCTCCACGGTTTGTTTGTTCAATAACTGTAGGTATCAAATTCATAGTAAATCCTCCTTATTCTATACGTTCATCCATTTAATTTGGATCTATTTTTATCATAACTAAAAGGTCAATGAAGGTCAAACAAAAACGTTTGACAAATTTCCTTATGTATTAAAGTACACTTCCCATCATACCCGGAACATTGGAAAATTAAACCTGTAGACCAGAAAATACTTGTCTAAGCAAACGTAACGCGTTATAATAGCGTATGTGTCCAATTTAATCTATATGCGCCCATAGCTCAGCTGGATAGAGCACTGGTTTCCGGTACCAGGTTTGCCGGGGGTTCGAATCCCTCTGGGCGCGTACCAAAAAGTCAATAAAAGCAAGGGATAGAAGTGATTTTCTTCCCTTGCTATTTTCATGTAAAAATACCACTTTGCAAACGAATTGCAAACCTTCGAGTTTCGAAATGAATTTTAAGCCTAGTTTTTAACAATCGAAAACACATTTTCTGGCTTACTTTCTTTTTTCTTATAAAGTGATTTTTGGATACTTGTTGCAGCAACTTCTTGAATTCCGGGAATAATATGCGAGTACGTATCTAATGTCGTTTGGATAGATCTATGACCTAATCTTTCTTGAACTACTTTCGGATGTACCCCAGCTCGTAGTAACAAAGTAGCATGAGTGTGCCTTAACCCATGAAAACTAATATCTTTTACGCCACTTTTTTCAATTGTACGATTAAACACTGTTCTTAAATAGGTAGGTCTTATAACTCCTCCAGTTGAAGTACAACATACTAAATTACGGTCCTCATAGTCTGGGCCACATTTCATTTTATCTTTTTCCTGCTGCCTTTTGTGATCTTTTAATATCTCAATTGTGTCATCATCAATATCTATTGTACGATAACTAGTTGATGTTTTAAGCTGAGGAGATAGCTTCCACTCACCTGTATCATCTTTTTTAAGTTGTTGGTAGACAGATATCTTTTTCTTGTCAAAATCAACGTGTGACCATCTTAAGCCTAAAATTTCTCCTCTACGCATACCTGTAGCTAAAGCAAGTATTATAGGCAATGCATGATTCTTGCTTTTAAGATTACTCATAAAAGATTGCACTTCATCCTCAGTCCAATATTCAATTTCCTTTCTATCTACCTTAGGAGCTTCTATATCTTCCATAATACCTTCTTTGATACCGTAACGTTTACCTTTTTTTAATGCGCTCGAGAGGATTCTATAGATATGTTTTTTGGTTCGTTGGGAGATAACCTTATCACTGTTTGGGACCTTTTTGTTGTTGAGGTCAATTAAAAACGATTCAACATGATGTGATTCCAGTTTGCTTACTTTCCAAGTGCCTAACCCCGGAATAATGTGTTTTCTCATGTAGGATTCATAATGTTCATAAGTACCAGGTGCAACTGTACTCTTTTTACGATCTAACCATTGATTAAAGTATTCCTCCATAGTCATGTCAGCAGGGTCCTTGTAGCCTTTTTCTAATTTATTTATGATCTTTGGCAAATCTTTTTCTGCATCTTTTCTTCTTTCGTACCCACTAAACCATTTTTGTTTTCTTTTGTTTTTGTGATCACGACCGATGTCAATCACAATTGCGTACTTATTACCTCTCTTCCTAATATGACCTCGCATATTCATATCCTCCTATATAATTAAATTTACTTTGATACATTTCTAACCGTCTTGTAGCAAATTGTCTATCAACATTAAAAAGGTACATAATTTCGTTAACATTTGGATTCCTTATTTGCTCCAACATAAAAGTCGGTACACAGAAGTGGTAGGCGAAGTGATTTGCTTGCCATTCCTGAGGTTTTAAAAAGTCATTCGGCAAGTATTCTTGTCTTCCTACATGCCATAAGACGTGACATAATTCATGTCCAAAATCCTGCCATTGTTTTTGTAGAGGGGCTGTTTCTTCAAGAAACATAATGTATTTTCCTTTACTGTAAACAACCTCGCTTGTGAACTCCCAGAATCGTACTGGAAGTTTAATGATCTTCGTTATATATCTGATAGTTAATTGGTGAGGTTCGGTAATATAAATAGAATGTAAAAATTGCTGTATATAGTCCTCTGTACGATTGTAAGTAAACATTGGCTCCCCCTAATTACGAATGTGTGTTCTGTTTTTAGTTAAAAAGAGGGGTGCACAGTTACTGTACACCTAAATTTCTATTAGTTTTCTATAGTTAGGTCTTGAAGTTTCAAATACTGCCCTTCCGATACAGTAATATAAGTATCTGCTTGAACATTGTCATTCGTAACAATACTTTCTAATTGATGTCTGCTATCTGTGCTTACTTCTAAGTAACCCATACCAGCTGCTGAGCTCTCATTTAGTAACACTTTATATTCCCCAGCAGGGATATCTTGACCGACTTTGTACATTCCATCCGTGTATACTCCATCTTCAGGAGTCACAGAAGGAGCTGAATCAACTGGATACATTACTGCGCCTTGAAGTTTAAAATATTCTCCTTCATTTAGTGTTACATATGAATGTGCTCCATTCATTAGGTTGTCATTAAAAACAATGCTATCTAAATCCCCTGTACTATCGGAAGCACTCTCTATGTATCCCATACTTTCTGCGAATACTAGATATTCACCTGCAGGAATATCTTCCCCTACTTTATAAGTGCCGGATTCAATTTTATTTTCATCTTCTGGTTCACTCTCTTCAACATCACTAGAAGCTTCTTCTGTCTCTTCTTCTTCTGTTTCTTCTGGTTCACCTGCTTCATCTTCATCTGAATCATTAGTTGATTCATTAGACTCAACCTCTGTATTGTCATCTGTTGAAGCTGTTTCTGAATCATCTTCTCCTGGAGTTATTATTGCAATAAAAATAATAACTGCAATTAACCAAACCCACCACTTCTTATAAAATGGTTTTTTGACTTTTTCAGCCATTCTAATCTCTCCCCTTAATAATTTTTATCTATATGTAAAATCAATGTTGTAAACAAATTAATCTTCTTCCTTAAAAGCTTCCCAGATCTTTCGTAATCTTCGCAGATCCTCTTCTTTAGATTTAGGCAATTCTTTATACCAACGTTGTAGATCAGGATCATTAATAAACTCTTGGAATGATTCTTCCTCTGATCTATTAGGGGCATCAGACCGTCCTAAAAGGTAGTCTGTAGTTGTGTCTAACACATTAGCTAAATCTCTTAGAACATCATTAGATGGGGTGCTATACTCATTTTCGTAATTACTAATAGTGCTTTTGGTTGAATTAATTTTCTTACCTAATTCCTCTTGAGATAACTGACGTAGCTTTCTAATATATCTTAATCTTTTTGCAAACATAGAATATATCCCCTTATCGCATTTAAGTACAAGTACATTGTACTAGATAAATATGCACCTTTGTATAAAAGTATGAAAAAATTGTACAAAAAGTATTGACATTCAAGTTACTTGTACTTATACTGAGGTTACAGTACAAGATATTCATACTTTTGAGGGGGTGCTTATATGAAGAATCAAAGGCTGATTGAAGCCCGTAAGCAAAAACATCTTAATCAGACACAATTGGCGCAAATGCTAGGGTTTAAAGGAAAACAATCAGTCGCCAATTGGGAGAATGGTCATTCAACTCCAACTTTGTCAACTGCCATCGAGATCTCTAAGATATTAGAAAAGGATGTTGTTTATTTATTTGGTCACAAAGTACAAGTTTCTCAAACTAAAACGAAACAGGAGGTAGTTTAATTGGATCAATTAACTTTCAAACGTGTTGGTTATGTAAAAGTCCAAGTTAGAAACAAAATTCTTAATCGATCCGATTCTATAAAAGTCATTAGAGCATTCAAGTATGGCTTATTCAGAATCGGACAACAGATAACGATTAACCCAAAAGATAAATGGGATTTCCATCTTTACAAAAACATCATAAAACTTGGGGAGGTATCTTGATGAATCAATTAAAAGTTATTTCATTCAATGGTCAACTCGTAACAAGTAGCACAGAAGTTGCTGGAATGGTTGATCGACAACACAACGAATTACTGAAAACAATTCGTGGTTATATAGAAATTTTAGGAGAGGGCGATTTCGCCCAGTCCGATTTCTTTATTGAATCTACTTATAGAAACAGTCAAAACAAGGTGCTACCTTGCTATTTAGTTACTCGCAAAGGTTGTGACATGATAGCAAACAAAATGACTGGCCAAAAAGGTGTTCTTTTTACCGCTGAATATGTAACACGTTTTGAAGAAATGGAAAAGGAATTACAAAAACCTAAAGTACTAACAGAAAAAGAACAGCGCATTGAAATGTTAAAACTTTCCCTAGAACTTGAAGAAAAAACTCAACAGCATGACGAACGAATTACCAATCTAGAAGAAAACATGCGCATAGACGGCGGGCAAGAATTTCATATCAGAAGAAAAGCAAATCATGTTGTGATCGAATCGCTTGGTGGTAAAAAAGCTCCAGCATATGAGCAACTTAGCCGTAAAGCTTTCTCGGAGTTCTGGCGTGAATTTAAAAATCACTTTGGTTTACCAAGGTACGGTGATTTACCTAAAAAACAATTTGAAGATGGTCTAAGATTCATCGGTATGTGGCAACCGTCTACAGCGTTAAGGATTGAAATTGAAAATGCTAATAATCAACAAACAATTCGCGAGGTGATCTAATGACCTTCGAAGACACCATACGACAAATCATTCAAGAAGAAAACGAAAAACACTTAGACAACATCAAACGATTACTAGAATCACACGGCTACCATGAAGCACCAAGATTTCTAACAGTACCAGAGGCAGCCGAAATTCTAAGGATTGGAAAAACAGCTACTTACGAACTCTGTAGGCAATCAGAAAACAACGGCTTCCCTGCAATAAGGGAAGGTCATAAAATCCGCATACCATACACAGCACTTATGAACTGGATAGATCAGCAAACAAATCAAAAAGCAATCTAACAATCTACCGAGTGGAGGTCGGTAATTTCATAATAATACAAACTTCATAGAAATACTGTTCACCGCTTGAACATGTTCATCTTAAGAACAGAAAGGAGGGTGAATACGGTGCAATTTGGAGCAGTCTTACGAAGAATGAGGAAGGGAGCTGGACTAAGTCAAGAAGAACTGGCTGAGAAATTACATATAGCTCGCAGTAATATTTCGAAATTGGAGCGAGACAAAATGAAATTATCAGCTGAAGACTTAATTAATTGGTGTAGATCAACTCAAGCACAAGATGTACTAATCGCATTTGTGAATGGCTTGGATCCAGTCTCTATTATTGATGGAATGCAAATGGTTGGAACTATTATTCTAGGAGGTCTCTTATGACAGACAGTACAAGCTCAGTAGCAGTTTTAGGTTTGATACTACTATTCTTTATCATTATCAATCATTTAGGAGGTATGGCATGAATTCAGAACGTTTTCTACCAAACGACATTGCAGAAGCAACTAAACATCAAAGATGTTACGAGGAATGTAGGGAGTTAGCGGATGTACATTACAAGCATGGTAACTTCGCAATGGCAATGCATCGAATGACAGATGCTCAAAAGTCGCTAAATGAATTATCTAAACTAGCGGATAAAAAGATTTGCATAGATCGGCATAATGCAATTGTACAGAGTTTAAATGCAGCAGGTATTCCAGTTCAGATCATTAGGAGAGTTCATCATGATCAATAAGATTCGTGAGTCGAAATGGACCTATCGAATTGGCTTTGTAATAACACTTTTATTCTTGTATTTAGCTTTGATTAATAGTTAGGAGGGATTGCATGAGCAAAAAATTGCCATTAGCTAAACATTTATCAGACTCTGAATATCAATTACTCATGGAAGTCTACGCTAATCATAATCGTAGCATGGGATTAGACGAAAGAAAGAAATTCACTTTATCAGACATTGTCAGAGTAAGAAGAAATGTAAAAGAAAGATGTTTAGAAGTTTATTACAAAAGTGGGGATTGGTGGCGCTATGCAGCAGATGGAACTTGGTATTAAAAAAGATAAAAAAATAACTCACGCGGCAACGTGAGCAATCTATTAGCTAAATAAATTATAACACCTGAAAACACGAAAAGGCAAGGACGTTTGTCCTTCCTTTAGTGGGTACGAGCGTGAAAGGTTCCATCTCCCCCTTTCATTGCTTACGTTCGTACTTGCTAAAGGTGTGACAAGCACCTACAGCGCGTTCGTTACCTGCTGTTGAAAGTGAAATACATAGGAAAGGAGGGTCCTTATGGATATACCAGAATTAAAGGTCGAATCTAATTCGGTTCAGCATTTATGGAGAAATGAAATGTTGATCGATGAAGAAATGTTTTTTTCAGTGATAACCAAACACCACGTGATATACGAAACAACCATAACATCTACAGGCAAGTTTCAATTGAGTTTCGAAGCAAACGGTCTACAGTATTTTGCGATTGTATCAGAAGACTTCTATCACAATGTGTTATTTGGGACAGAAAAAATGACCAGCTGAGCAACTGGCCATCGGATATTCGCTTTATTCTTCTACACCCATTATAAGCGAATATCCCCATTTTATCAATATGGAGGGAGAATTAACAATGAAACAAATCAAATTACTGAACTTAGTATTAACCAACTTCAAGGGTATTAAACAATTTGAGTTAAATGCAGAAGGCGAAAATGTAAAAGTGTACGGTGATAACGCTACAGGGAAGACAAGCCTATTTGATGCATTTGTATGGATACTATTCGATAAGGATAGTCAGAACAAAAAGGACTTCCAAATCAAAACGCTACAAAACGGAAAGGTACTTCACAAGTTAAATCATGAAGTGGAAGCAACGTTTTTGGTTGATAGTAAAAAACTATCTCTAAAAAAAGTGTTCAGCGAAAAATGGACCAAGAAACGCGGATCCATTACCCAAGAATTTTCAGGCCATACCACAGATTATTACATTGATGGTGTACCAAGTAAGAAAAAAGAATACGTTGATAAGGTCGCTTCATTAGTTGACGAAGAGATATTTAAGCTACTAACTAGCCCAGGTTACTTTAATGAGCAGCTGCACTGGAAAAAACGTCGAGATTTGTTGTTAGAAATCGCTGGTGATGTAACAGACGAAGATGTTATTCAATCGAATGAAAAGCTTAGTAAGTTAATAACTATATTAGGTGATCGTTCGATTGAGGACCATAAAAAAGTCATTGCTGCTAAACGTAAAGAGATTAATCAAGAGATGGACCGTATTCCTATTCGGATTGATGAAATTCATCGAGGATTACCAGATGTTAGTGGATTGGATGAACTGGACTTACAAGCCCAAATAGATACATTAGGAAATCAAATCGAAGAAAAGCAACAGCAGATCAACGACATTAAGAGTGGTGGAGAGGTTAATAAACTGCGCACTCAAATAAGCGATATTAATCTACAAATCACTAACGTGAAGAATGAACATGCTCAACAAGGGCAAGAAGAACTGTACAAGCTTCGATCACGTCACCAAGAAGAACAATCGAATGTAAGCATCTTACAGTCAAAGGTTAGAAATAACGAGCAGCGTAAATCGATGAATGAATCAACGATTAGAGATTTAGAAGCACAGATGGATGAATTACGTAAACAGTGGCAAGAACAAAATGCTCTTGAGTTTGATCATGAAGCAAATTGCAAGTGTCCTACATGTGAACAGGAGTTACCACAGGAACAAGTGACAGAGATTGCTACCAAGTTTAATCGTGATAAATCTAGATTACTTGAAACGATTAACAACAAGGGTACTGATCTCAAAAAAAGACAAGAGTCTATCAAGCAAGAAAACGTTGGTATTGAAGCAGAAATTGATAAACTCAATCTTCAAATCGAGGAGAAGCAACAAGAAATTAAAAAGTTTGAATCCAAAATCACTGAGGCTGAAAGCAACGTCCAGCCAATCACTGAAAACCCTAACTACAACAAGCTTATGCAGGAGAGACAAGCTATAGAACAACAAATTGTAGAGATTCAAGAATCCGTACAGGAGTCGGTTCATTCAGTTCAGAATGAAATCAATCCACTAAAAGAACAACAAAATAATTTGCAAATTGATCTAAGTAAACTTGAACAACATGAAAGATCTAAAAAACGTATAGCTGAACTGGAAGAACAAGAAAGAACTCTTGCAGCAGAATTCGATAAGACAGAAGAAGAATTGTATTTAGCAGAAGAGTTTATTCGCACGAAAGTAAATCTTCTGGAAGAGAAGATCAATAGCAAGTTCAAATATGCTCGATTTAATCTCTTCAAAGAAAACATTAATGGTGGACTTGAGGAAATATGCGAAACAACTTATGAAGGTGTTCCTTACAGTTCAGGTCTAAACAACGCAGCTAAAATAAATGTCGGTCTAGATATCATCAACACACTATCTGAACATTACGGTGTACAAGCTCCGATATTCGTTGATAACGCTGAAGGTGTATCAGATTTTCCGGAAATCGGTTCTCAATTGATTCTCCTAGTTAAGCCACCTAGATTCAAGGACCTAGATAGTAGTGCTCAAAAGGCTCTAATCAGAGAATACGGAAGATATGAAGAGGCAGAGAAGGCTTGGGATGATAAGAATAAACAATTAAGAGTCGAGAGTAAAGCGAAAGTTGGGGTGGCGTAATTGCCAAATTATAGAATTGTAGAAGTTACGGAGACCGAAAATGTTTATTACGTAATAGGAAAAGATGCGCAAGAAGCGATGCAAAACTTACGGAAAATGGGTCCGCAAGTATTTAAAGAATCGTTTTCAAAAGAAAGCCACACTACTGTAAATGAGGTAAATACAGATATTATCGTTGAGGAGGAACCAACAAATGAGTAATCAAAATCAATTAGCAATGATCAAGAAAGATACAGTCGATGTTGTAGCGGAAAAGGTTAAACAATTCCAGGAGGCAGGGGAACTTCATTTCCCTGCTAACTATTCACCAGAAAATGCAATGAAAAGCGCATGGTTGAAATTGCAAGAAGTAAAGGCTAAGAGCGGTAATACTTATGTTCCAGTACTAGAGCATTGCACAAAAGATAGTGTTGCCAATTCCTTGCTTAATATGGTCGTCCAAGGTCTTAACCCAGCGAAAAACCAAGGTTATTTCATAGCCTATGGTAAGTCTCTAACCTTCCAACGTTCTTATTTCGGCACAATGGCTGTTACGAAAAGAGTTACTGGTGCTAAGTCAATTGATGCAGCAGTTATCTACGAAGGTGATGATGTTGATTATGAAATGGTTAATGGTAAGATCAAGAATCTTTCGCACAAACAACAGTTTGGGAACATTAATAAAGAAAAAATCACTGGAGCTTACTGCATCATTGATTTTGGAGAAGGCGAAACATACACAGAGCTAATGACAATGGATGAAATTCGCCAAGCGTGGTCTAAATCCCAAATGTGGGGCAAAGATCAAACAGTAGAGAGAAAAGGATCCACACATGATGAGTTTAAACAAGAAATGGCTAAGAAAACAGTGATCAATCGTGCTTGTAAAAGATACATCAATTCAAGTGATGATAGCAGTCTAGTCATCAATCACTTTAATCAGACGGATGAAGCAGTTGAAGAAGCTCAAGCACAACAAGAGATAAGTGAAAATGCTAATTCAGAGTATATCGATATTGAAGCTACAGAGGTAGATGAACCGGAACAAGCTCCTAAACAAGAACAGGCACAAGAAGAACAATTAAATGTTGATCAAGCCATGGACCAAATGGAAGAAAAAGAACCGGTTACTGCAGGAGGACCATCGTTCTAATGATTCAAATTAAAACACTAGCTTCTGGAAGTAAAGGGAATGCCTATCACATTGATGATGGGCATACCCAAATCCTTTTGGAATGCGGAATACCATTCAAAGATATTAGGAAAGCACTGGAATTCAATACTAGCAATCTAGCAGGGTGTTTAATCACGCATGAGCATAAAGACCATTGTGGAGGTTTAAACGATGTTCTAAGAGCAGGAATAAACACTTATATGTCGCCAGGTACAAAAGAAGCAATAGGGATAGAACACCACAGAATTAACACTGTACAAGCTAAGAAGCAATTTAGTATCGGTACATGGAACATATTACCGTTTGATGTTCAACACGATGTATCGGAACCATACGGATTTTTGCTACAAAATAACGCAGGAGAGAAGCTTCTATTTGCTACAGATACCTATTACATTCGGTACAAATTCAAAGGCTTAACACATCTTTTAATTGAGTGTAATTATAGCGCAGAAATACTTAATCAAAACATCATCGAAGGTATAACACCAAAAGTCATGAAAAAGCGTTTAATTAGGTCGCATTTTAGTTTAGAGAACGTAAAAGAGTTTTTGAAAGCTAATGATTTATCCAAGGTGCAGGAGATCCACTTGCTGCATCTATCAGATAGTAATAGTGACGAAGCTTTATTCAAAAGAGAAATTCAGGAACTTACAGGAAAAGTAGTTTACATCGCATGAGTTGGAGGTGAGGTAATGGTTAGACCCATAAAAGAAGGTCTTGATTACTTCCCACTAGATGTTGACATAGATCAAGATGACAAAATCGCATTAATTGAAGCCAATCATGGACTAGAAGGTTTTGGTGTAGTTATCAAGATATTAATGAAAATCTATGACAACAGTTATTTCTATCAGTGGGGAGAAAAGGAACAATTATTATTCTCTAGGAGAGTTAATGTCAACATTAATAAAGTTAATGACATCATTAATGATTGTCTGAAATGGGGTTTATTTTCTGAGTCCCTATATCAAAAACACCAAATCCTTAGTTCTAAAGGGATTCAAAAGCGATATTTGGAAGCATCTTCTCGAAGAAAGCGAGTTGAAATCAGTGAGAATTACCTTCTAATGGATAAAAAAGAGGTTAACTCATACAAAAACTTAGTTATTGTCAACATTAACTCGATAAATGACAACATTAGTACACAAAGGAAAGTAGAGGAAAGGAAAGTAAAGGAAAGTAAAGAGAAAGTAGAAGAAATTGAACCACCAGCAACAACTTCTGATGCCATTGTTTTTTATCAGCAAAATATCGGAATGATAAAGCCTAGTATTTCAGACAAAATACTTTCATGGATTAAAGACGTTGGAGATGAAATGGTAATTGAAGCCATAGACCGTGCATTGAATCGTAACAAGGCTAACTGGGGATATGCTGAGAGTATTTTAAAGTCATGGCACCAAAAAGGTATTAAAACAATTGATCAAGCTAAAGCGGAAGAGGTTCAGTTTCAAAATCAACAGGCTAATAGATTTCAAGGGAAACAATCCCAAGAAGTAGTTCCAGACTGGTTCCGCAATCGTAAAAAACAATCTAACAATCTACCGAAACCTAACGAAACTGAGGAAGATGTACAAGCCATAATAAACAGTTATACAAGCAAAGCGAGTGGTGGATCGTGACCGTTATTGAGCGTAAGAAACGGAGTAAGAGCAATGTTAACGGAGGAATCATTCGAGTGTTGGCGAAGTACGAAGATGCTTTCTCATGGGATTTGCTACAAGAAATAACGGAACTCTACCATGAAGGCTATTGTGTAGAAGACATTGCAGAAACATTTAATCGTCCAGTTATGGAAATCATCATGGCGCTTCTGCACCAGGCGGATGAAAAAAAGATTACTAGGGCATTTGCTCATAGGAGGAATCAGAATGAATGACATTGTAGAAAAACAGCGTCAGCGATATATACAAGATAGAAGAACAGATTTAATTAATAGCTTATATCGAATGGGAGTCTATGAAACTCCTGATGGTAGAAACTTAGAGGATGTTAGTTTATTTACTTTGGAACATGTTCACGTCAATGAGAAATGTAGGATGGCTAATATAAAGCAGGCTCAGGGTGAATTAAAATGATCGAACTAACAATACCAGGCAGACCAGTTCCAGCTGTACGGATGACGAAAAAGAGCAAACACGTTAATAAATACGCTATTCGGTACCTGCAGTACAAAACGAAAGTGGGTTGGATTGCTAAGCAACATTTGAAAGAAAAGCCTTCTAGAAAGCCAATTGAAGTAAAACTAAAGCTTTATTTAGCTGGTGGGAATCAAGGTGATATAGACAACTATTTTAAAGCGATTACTGACAGTTTGAACAAGATTGTTTATGAAGATGATCGACAAATTAAGAAAATTGATGTTGAGAAAATAGAAAGCTCTAAGGATGAAGAAAGAGCAGAAATACAGATATATGAGTTAGTACCAATGAAAATATAAATCCCAAAGGAGGAAGAACTATGGAATACATGATTGATTTAAACGAATTTGCAGAAGGAGCATTAGCAGCACGATTTAATGAGGAGATCCAAAAAATTCTTGATAACATCGCTGATCCTAATACGGATCCAAAGAAGGCTAGAACTTTAACAGTCCAGGTTAAAGTTTACGGAGATGAAAGGAGAGATGTAGTAAACGCAGCTGTAGTTGCCAAATCGAAGTTATTACCAGCGAAAGAAGTGGATACGAAAATTCTTATGGGTGCTGACACTAACGGAAATATCATTGGTAAGGAATTGAAATCGGGAGTAAAAGGTCAGATGTTTGTTGACGATGATGGTGACGTAGCGGAAGACACAGGTGAAAAAGTAGTTGAACAACCAGCAGAAAAAGTAATTAGTTTTAGAAATCAATCAAATTAAGATTTAAGAATTGGAGGAATGAAAAATGATTAAAGAAGCAATGCAGTATGTTTTAAGTTTAGGAAAAGCAGAAATCCACGAAGTAAATGGGCAGCAATATTCAGATAAAGATTTGTATGTACTAAGAGAACCGGTTGCTTCACCATTTGAAGTACACACTTTAACTAGTTTAGTAGAGTATGTGAAATCTAACTTTGATACCGAAGAAGAATTGATGATTCATGTGGAAAACCCTACAAGAGTCTCTGTATCATCTGCCCTGAATATAGATCAACGTCGAGATGAGTATTTAGTGGCTGAAGCTTTAACGCCTAGATTTCGTTTTGATAATTGGTATGACACTGAAGAATTTAATATTAAACTTCAATCAGTATTTGTAAATAACGAGGACCGTAAAGTGATATTGAAATTGGTTGGGAACATCAAAGAAGACAATGTGAAAACATTTGGTGATGACGGAGTTAGTCAATCCGTAGTAGCAAGAACAGGTGTAGCATCTGTAGGTAATGTAGAAGTACCTAATCCAGTAACCCTTGCACCATTCAGAACTTTCACTGAAATCGCTCAACCCGAAAGTGATTTTGTATTCCGAATGCAGAAAGGTCCAAGTTGTGCTTTATTCGAAGCAGATGGAGGGGCATGGAAAATACATGCTATTGATCAGATTAAAGAGTATCTGAACGCAGAATTAAGTGACAAACTCGCAGAAGGAACAGTAACTATTATTGGTTAATAAGCGAAAGGGCTCTTAGTTGAGCCCTTAACAAAAGAAAGAACATACGTTCCCTTCAAGGTATAATATATCATATTGAGAGGGGAAATTGAAATGAAAATCAAGCAGAACACAATTTATAACATGGATTGTCTGGAAGGAATGAAACATATACCCGATGGATCAGTAGATATGATCCTATGTGATTTACCATATGGAACTACAAATTGTTCATGGGATAGTGTTATACCATTTGAACCGTTATGGGAGCAGTACAAGCGAGTAATAAAAGAAAATGGTGCCATTGTACTAACTGCTAGTCAGCCATTTACTACTAAATTAATCGAGTCTAACTTCAAATGGTTTAGATACGAGTGGATTTGGAAGAAAGAAAATCACGTAACTGGTTTTCAGAACGCAAATCGAATGCCCTTGAAAAATCACGAGAATATCTGTGTTTTCTATAGAAAATTACCAACTTACAATCCACAAGGACTTATCAAGATTAAACCTAAAAAAGTGAAAAAAAATACGAATATGCAGGCACTAGGGGATAGAAATGGAACATTAAATAAAATACATGTAGTTAGGTATAAAAACTTTCCTAAGTCTGTTATATCGTTTCCTAGGGATCGGAAAACATTTCATCCTACTCAAAAACCAGAAGAGTTGTTTGAATACATTATTCGAACTTATACAAATGAAGGAGAAGTGGTCCTTGATAATTGTATGGGTGGATTTACTACAGCAGTTGCCTGTGACAACACAAATCGTAATTGGATAGGTTTTGAGCTTGAAAAGGATTATTGCATTCAAGGATTAGAAAGGGTTAATGAAAACAGGAATAGGTTAGGTTTACCTAATGTTCGACTAAAACAAAGCTAGGGAGGGAGAATGATTGAAAACATGCAAAGCATGTCGTAAGAAACCACAAAACAAGAAAAGTTGCCTATGTGATACTTGCTATAAAAAAGCATTCTAACTAACAACAGTGGGGGCGGTACGATGAGATTAAAATCAATTCCTTTTGAGAACCACCAGCTAAATCTAGACATAAAAGAAGGAGATAAGCCGTTTGTTGTCGTATATTGTCAAGGAGAAGCAAAACTAACATATTTACCTGAACATGGTGAGACGAAAGTTATCACGCATCAAGGGAAGGTAAAGAGGGTTAAGTTTGATGAGGGGGAAGAGTTTTGAAGTCTAATAATAGAAGGAATTTAAAGTTATCCTTTAGCAATATTGTAATGTTTTTCGGGTTAGTTGGTTTTATTGTTGTTTTCTTTCTACCTAAATTCCTTAGTAATACTTATATAGAACAGATCGGTCCATTAATTACAGCAACAAGTTTTTTGATTGTTTTTGCAGGTGTTTTAATGCAGAAAGAGGAGTTAAGCTTGCAAAGAAAAGAATTTGAAGAAACACGTGAGGTTTTTAAGGAACAAAAAATTACAATGGAATTACAAAGGGCAGAAACTACTTTTTTTAATATAAATGCACATAGGATTCAAGTTATAAATGGAATGACCTTTTCAAAATATGAAGGAATGGAAGCAATAAAAGCATTTAATTCTCTTATAGAGAAAGATACTAAGAATTATATTGACGATGAAATAAATCCTTATCTAATTCAATACGTCAATTGTATATATTCATTAATTAATGTGGTGCAACTAAGCACCATTTCTAGAACGCAAAAAGATAAATTATATCTTACCTTAGTTTTACAAATGACTTTAGATGAGAAAAAACTCATAAATAACTATATTAAATTGGATAAAAACAAAGAAAGTTCTAAATACAAGATGATTAAAGAAAAAGTACAAGAGTATTTTTAAAAACTATAACTGAAGAAAATTACCATGTATGTTGTTTCTACCAGTTAACTGCTGAAAATATAAATCCCAGAGGAGGAAGAACTATGGAATTCATGGAAAGAAACCTCAAGTTAAGTCTATAAATTTTTATTTTGAGGGGGAGAAGTTTTGAATGAATTATTAATAGTAGAGCCACAATGTAATGGATTTTGGCGATGTATTACCCCCGATGCTTGGTTGACCTCATTTGGAACATTAGTCGGTGCTCTTATAGGTGCTTCATTAGGATCACTAGGATCTTACCTATTTTTTAAAGCTAGACTTAAGGAAGAGGAAAAGCAAGTAAAGGGTGGGTTTTATAAAGAATTTAAGAGAGTCTCCCGTTTACTTGATTTAACGATAGAAAGGATGGAAATAGTTTACAAGAATTGGGGAACAGAGTATAGATTAAACTGGAAAAGCATTGATACAGCATTACTTGGAAGGGTAAGGGAAGATATAAATAATATCCCTAAATCAATTATACCAATGCAATGTTTTGATAATTTGGAAATCATTGAGCATGAATTAGGTGGCATGGAAGGGATTATCGAATTATTTGTGGATTTAACTGAACCACGTATCGGAATTTCGAGTGAACTAAAAGATCAATTTTATGAATCATTAGTGATTGTAAAAAAGAATTATAAAGAATTAAAAGAAATAAATAGTTCTACCAGCTAACTGGAGGACACTGAATGACGTATTAGCGTTGTTTAGTGTCTTTTTTTATTGGGGGTAATTATGAAAAAACAATCTATCAAATACAAGTGGAAAGTAGATCCATACAGAAAAGATAAACGCACTGGGGCGATTAGTCCTGTGAAGCGTAGTGAGTATGCAGAATCATTATTCAGAGTGGGGGCTGGGTTTAATGGACAACAAGCAACTGGAAAATTGGGCGGACAAGCTGATAAATGAGTATGAGCAAGGCAGGAGAGGTTTAAGCAGCATGAAGAACGAACTAGGTGAATCAGAGATTGATCGACAAGATAAGTCTAAGATTAATAGCATGATTGGAGAAATGACAGAGGCCATTGAGTGGATGAAAATTGGACGTAGACCTGGTAATATGCGAGGGATAGATAAGCGTTCGGCATATCAGCGTAGAGCGTTGGTTGATATGGATTTATTCCCTTCTTTGGATTTACAGACAGAGCAATATGAATTATCTGATCGTGAGAAAAAGTCTCTTATAAATGTATTGGTTGATTTATCACACAGAGAAAGACAATGCTATTTGCTTCATATGGCGCACGGTATGAGCATGAGGGAGATCGGGATTGAATTAGGAATGGGGAAAAGCACAGTCCAGAAATACATTGAACGAGCAAAGGAAAAAATAGAAAATAAAATTTCTTGTCGTACGAATGTCGTACGAACCCGTATTGAGGATGAAAGGGTTCTTATATAGAGCTCTTAATAAAATTAGTAAGTAATTATTTAAAGAACGAAAGTTCTATCTAGATTAAGCACTATAAATATTATGTAGTAGGGAGAAGTTACATTATAATTTTATTTATTAATTTTTTTTTATTTTGGTTGATATGATCCCGAATTTCTATCCAATTCTTAATTATTAATAGTACACAACATAAATTAGTTAGAAATGAAGAAAAGTCGATTTCGTTGAACACTTTTATCAACTCCATTCAAATTAGGTTCTATGAATATTATGTTCAATGAAACAAGGAAAATACGATAGTAGAAGGGAAAACCTTCCTTTTTGTCGAAATAAGATAGAAAAAGGAGGTAATATTATGAATTATAATGAGTTAAAGGATTTGCAAGACCACATTGTATTCGAGAATGAAATTAAAAAATATCAACTACAATACTTTTTCGAAACGATTGAAAGATTGGGATTAGATAAAAGTATAAGCAGCTTATATCCAAAAGGTTTGTACTATGGGGATGAGATTAATTTAATTTTATTTTATGTAGACAAAATCGTCATAGCTAATGTAAGTAATGACAGTATGTCTTTCGAGACTATCAAAAATTGCCACATAAGTTCAGTTGAAATGGAAGTTAAAAGAAGTGGAGATGGAAAAAGAAAGTTATCTATATCATTTGATAATCATAAAGAAATAGTATTAATACCTAAAGAAGATACTGTAATTTCTTTCGGAGAAAAATTCTTTGAGATTATCGAGAATATATATAAAAATCTAAACAATGCATCCTAATTATATATACTGCAGGAAATGACTCCCTTCTTGTCGAAGTTATGTAGATGGGAAGTGAGGTGAATGGGTTGAAAGAGTTAGGATTAAATTTAGAAACTATAAAAAAAAGATTAGAAGAAAAAGGTTTGACAGACAAAAAGCTAACAGAAACAATTGCAGATGTTATTTATGAAAATAACCAAGAAATTGAAAAAAATCTGCTAGAAATAATCGATAAGCAGCTAAAAACTCAAATGAAAATGAATTACTTTTAAGCGCCCTTAGTGGTGCTTTTTCTTTTGCAACAAAACAAACTTAATTTCAATCGGGGGTGGGTGATGATGTAGCATGCCTAGAAAAAGGGATCCACGTAGAGATAAGGCGTTTGAAATATGGAAACAACAAAATGGTGATATTTCAAATAGAGAAATTGCAAATAAATTAGATGTACCAGAAAAAACAATAAGCGCTTGGAAAAGTCGTGATAAATGGAATGTAGTACTACAAAAAAAGGATCGTAGTACTACAAATAAAAAGTTGTCTCCCAAAAAACAAAATATAAAAGTAAAAGAAGAGTCTTTGCCAAGTGACGAACTCACTGAAAAGCAAAGGCTTTTTTGTATTCATTATGTAAAGACGTTTAATGCTACGCAATCAGCAATTAAGGCTGGGTATTCATCTGATACCGCACATGTAATCGGTCATGAAAACTTAAGGAAACCTAAAATTGCATCGTACATTAAAGAAATTAAAGGCAACATGACTGATTCACTATTCTTAGATGCAATGGATGTACTTAGGAAATACGCAACTATCGCATTCGCAGATATTACGGATTTCGTTACATTCGGTAAAAAAGAAGTTCAAGAAATGGGCATGTTCGGTCCGCTTGAAGATGAAGAAGGCAATCCATTAATGAAAGAAGTTAACTATGTTGATTTTAAAGAATCTAACATGGTTGATGGAACGATTATTACAGAAGCTAAACAAGGTAAAGATGGCGTATCTATCAAACTAGCTGACAAGATGAAAGCACTTGAAATGCTAACTAAGTATTTTGATATGCTTCCAGATAACTTCAAACGCAAAATTGCCGAAGAGAAATTGGCTATTGAAAAAGAAAAACTTGCTATCACAAAGGCGAAAGCGAATATTGACGATGGTGACTATGAGGATGACGGATTTATTGAGGCATTAGGTAATGCAGCGGCGGAGGTGTGGAGCGATGACGACAGCGACGATGGAAGCGCCGAAACCGAAGAAACTTAAGCCTGCTTTATTTAAGTTTAAACCATTTTCAAAGAAGCAATTGAAGGTATTAACCTGGTGGCATCCTAACTCAAAAGTTAAAGACAAAGACGGAATTATATGTGATGGTTCCGTTCGTGCTGGAAAAACAGTAGTTATGTCTCTTTCCTATGTCATGTGGGCGATGGAAACATTTAACGAAGAAAACTTTGGCATGGCTGGAAAAACGATAGGTTCTTTCAGACGAAATGTAATTACTCCATTAAAACGAATGTTGAAGTCGAGAGGATACAGAGTAAAGGACCATCGCGCAGATAACTATTTAACTATTACCAAGAATGGTGTAACCAATTACTTTTATGTTTTTGGCGGTAAAGATGAATCTTCACAGGATCTAATTCAAGGGATTACATTAGCTGGAATGTTTTTTGATGAAGCAGCATTAATGCCAGAGTCGTTTGTTAGCCAAGCGGAAGCTCGTTGTTCTGTAGACGGGTCAAAGTATTGGTATAACTGTAACCCTGCAAGTCCTTTCCATTGGTTTAAAGAGAAGTACATTGACAAGCTAAAAGAGAAAAATCTTATTAGACTTCATTTCACTATGGATGACAATCCTTCTCTATCCGAAAGAGTTAAGAATCGTTATAAACGGATGTTTACTGGTATTTTCTATCAACGGTTTATCCTTGGTCTATGGGTGCTTGCTGAGGGTGTTATATATGACATGTTCGATAAAGACAAGCACATTAAAAAGACTATCGAGCGCAATTACACAGATTATTATGTTTCAATTGACTATGGTACTCAAAACCCTACAACGTTTGGCTTATGGGGGAAATACAACAATAAATGGTACAAAGTTAGAGAGTACTTCCATGATGGCCGTAGTTCCTCGAAGCAAAAAACTGATGTGGAGTATAGCCGAGACCTGAAACAATTTACAAAAGGTATTCGATTAAAAGGAGTTATCGTGGATCCATCAGCTGCAAGTTTCATTGCTCAGTTAAGGAAAGATGGATTCTATGTCATTAAAGCTAAGAATGAAGTTCTAGATGGAATCAGAAACGTTCAAACTGCATTAATTGATGAGATGATTTACTTTAACGATTGTTGTAAGGAGACGTTTAGGGAGTTTTCATCTTACATTTGGGATAAAAAAGCAGCAGATCGAGGAGAAGACAAACCAGTATAACAATTTGACCATGCAATGGATGGAGATAGGTATTTTGTAAATACAATTTTATTTGCACCTAAAGCTGGTATTAGCAGTTCTAGTGCATGGTAAAGGAGTGATGAAATGCAGGAAACTATTCTTTCGGAAGAACAACTACAAGAAATGTTAAAGTATTGGCAAGAGAAACTTAGATTACAAGATTGGATAATAGAAGTTAAGGTTCGTAGAGAAAGAGACATGATGCAAGATTCACTAGCTTGTGTGAACTGGACATTAAGCAAGAAAATGGCTACCATATCAATTCTTGATCAAGTTGATTATGACCCTTCTTTTATTTGGGTACGTGATATGGAAAATGATTTAGTTCATGAGTTGTTACATCTCCAGTTAGCACCTATTAGTGATCATTTTAAAGACAATGAGTTTTATTCTACTTTTGAAGAGCAAGCAATCGAAAGTATTGCTTCTGGATTAATTGCATTAGAAAGAAAATCGAGCACCTAAAGGTGTTTTTTATTTTGTACAAAGGCAGGTGAGTGTATGACAATCAAATGGACAAAATGGAATAGATCTGTAATTGAAAAATCACATGGAAATGTCTACTTTTATCGTGATTTATACGAAGGTAATCATTCCACAATCTTTTCTCGGGCGAAAGATTTAATTGAAAAAGGTGAGATTGTTGACAACATCATAGAAGGTACTCAAAAGGCTATGAACGTGCGTACTCCATATATTATGGCTAACGTGTCTAAGCTTATACCTGAAATACCTGCTATGTTAGTTGCTAGATCAATAGGTGCAATAACATCATCTATTAATTCAACAGAGGAGCAAAATGAGGAAGCTAATGAAAAAACTGCAGGTCAGTTAGATGGACCAAATGACAATACGGTTAATGGTGAAATATTAAATCTACAGAAAGAACTAATCGAGCAAATCGAGAAAAATTCCAACTTACGCTTCGAACATTGGAGCAATATTGTCCAGCAACAAGTAGATGGTGGTCTAGTTGGTGTGCCCTGGAATGACGAGAGAGGACTCAGAATCGATTTTAAGCAACGTGATGTATATTTTCCTCATGAAGATGGTTTAGGCGCTGATTTGGTGTATCAACGTGAATTTGACGAGGAAGATTATCTTCATGTGTACCGAGAGCGAGTTGAGGAAAAAGGCTTAAGAGCAACTCACTACCTATATCACATTAACTCTGGAGATCAAACAGAGGAAGTAGAAGAAGATGAAGCAAAAGAACTTCTAGGCTTGGATGAGTTAGAACATTTCTATGAGGGGCGCACTCGTCAATTTATTGTTTATTGGGCGAATGAGAAGACATTCACTAATCCTTTAGGAGTTTCGTGTTTAAAGAACCAAGAGGGTAAACAAGATGAGATTAATTGGACGTTAACTCGAAACGCCATCACATTTGAACGCAATGGGAAGCCTAGGATAGCCGTATCAAAAGAAATTATGCAGGCTTTACAAAATGCAGCTCTTGAACGGTATGGTGATGAGTCAAAAATAGATCATAGAGATCTAGAGATAACTACTTTTGATGACAAAGGAAAGGCTCTAGAGGTCATTCAAATTGATATTACTAAAATCGGAGATATTGAATGGGTAAAAGACCTTATGAAAATGATGTTCATTGAAACAAAAACATCTGAAAAAGCTGTTGATTTTTACCTTGAAGGTGGTTCCGGAAGTGCTCAATCAGGAGTGGCTAAGTTTTATGATTTGTTCATTTCGATTGTAAAGGCGGAGCAATTACAAAGTGAGTATATTTACTTCCTACAACAGTTATTCGAGAATGTTCTTTGGCTTGCAAATAAAGAAGATCCAGCAGTAATTATTGAGGAACCAGAGATTACAATTAAATCCATGATTCCAATCAGCAGAAAAGAACTTATTGAAGAAAATAACCGGGCATATACGGACGGTACTCAATCGCTTGAAACAACGATTAGACGTAACAATCCACATGCTAGCGAAGAGTGGATCCAAGAGGAATTGGAACGAGTTGAAGCAGAGCAGTCTAGCGATGATAGTTTTTCGCTATTAAACGGTAGACAAACCCTGCAACAATTTATGGGAAATCGTGATGAAAACGGTGATCCAATACAAGGGAAAGAAGATGATGAGTAATTCTATGAAAGAGTAGAGTGATAACATGAATCAACAACAATTATTAGAAGTAATGAAAGCACTTCGAATAGAAATATTGGAGATTCTGCATAGTAACAATTTAGCTAATGATAAAACGGCACAAAAGATGTTAATATCAATCGATAATACTTTCAAAAGGATTAATCAGTCTGTTGAAGAGGTTATTCCTCCAGAAATACTTAAATCTTATTTCAAAGGTGTGGATGAAGCAACAAAAGCATTAAAAAAGTCTGGTGTTTCTGTGGAGTTAGTTGCTAGCTTAACTAGTTCAGGACAAGTTAAAAAAGCATTTCAAACCCAGGCTCACTTGGAAGCTATTGCAGAGATCACAGATAATACGATGCTTGATTTAAAGGCAGCAATTCGAACAGCTAGAAGAAATACAAGTACATCTATAGAAAACGCCTTATCTGTAACAAAAAAAGATTTGCAATCTGGTCTTGTACGAGGGAATCCAAGAAAGATATTTACTAGTCGAGTCGCTGAGTCATTTGCTTCAGAAGGGTTAACATCTTTTATCACGATTGACGGAAAAAGATTGCCTTTGGATTTCTATAGCCAAGTTGTCACGAGAACAAATATTAAAAGTGCAAACATAAAAGGCGCTGCGGAACGGTACCGAGAAAACGGGGTGGAATTATTCACCGTTTCAGGAAACACACCGACATGTGAACAATGCTATGTTTACAGGGGTTTTGTCTTTAGTATGGTGGAGGGTAATAAGGATTTCCCTTATCTTGATCCAGCTACTATACCGGTACACCCACATTGTCAGTGTTCAATTCAGCCGTATGTTCTTGAATATAAAGATCAAGATGAGATTGACGAGGCTAGAAGACATGCTGAGAACTTCGATCCTACAAAAGATACTCGTTCAAAAGCACAAAAACAAGCCTATGAAGAAAAACAGCGGTTAAATAGATTGAACAACTATGAAAAGAAAAGGTATGCTGATATAAAAGGTGTCCTAGGTGATGATGCTCCAGCTAATTTAGGTGCATTTAAACGTATGAAGCGTGCTAATACTGATAATTATAATGCGCTAATACAAGATTACCAGGGTGCCCTTAGAAAGATGAGAGGAGCAGATTAAATGCGGGTTACATGTACAAATCCTGATTGTAACAAAGTGTTTAAAATGCAGCTAAAAGAAAAGAACCATCCAAGAGGAATAAAGGAGCATTACTTCACATGCAAGCATTGCAAAAAACGATACACGAGTTTCATAACTGATAAAAAAGTAAGAGTATTACAAAAGGAAATGAAACGCACAACTGATGTGGATCGCCGAATGGCCATTGTGAAAGAAGTTGAAGAGCGTAAGAAAACATTAATGCAAAATTTCATGAATTAAAGTTAAAGCATCCTTCTAGGGTGCTTTTTATTATGCCCAAACCATATTGAAGGCTTTAAAAGCTATATGAGTAAGGTTCCTGCTTACCAAAAAGCAGAGGAAAGGAGAAATATTATGATTAAAGCTATTTTTGTTTGGTTCGTTTCACTAATTAATGGGGTATTTACTCGTTTTAACAAGCGCCCCCTTCCAGCGCCAATGGAAGAGATTAATCGTGAGAATCATCTTAAGTTGAATCTTCAATTCTTTGCTGAAGGGGGCGAAGAAGACGAAGATGATGATGACGATGATGAGGAAGACGAAGAGGACGATGATGTTCCTGATTTGGACGAATTGCTAAAAGATAAGAAGTTCAAAAAGCAATATCAAGCCAAAATGAAAAAGCAATTGAGCAAGCGAATGAAAAAGTATAAGGATGTAGATCCAGAAGAGTATCGCCGACTCAAGGAACAGGCTGGCAAAAAGAAAGATAAGAAAGATGATGAAGAGGACGAGGAATTAAATACCCTTAAAAACGAACTGAGCGAGAAGGAAAAGCGCCTCGCACGTGCGGAACGTGTAGAAAAAAGAGCCATGGTAAAAGAGTTTGCTATTGATAAAGATGTGAATCCTAGATTGTTAGCACGTCTGATCAACGTGGATGACATTGAACTGGATGAAGATGGTGAGCCTGAAAACCTCGATGAGCTCTTTGAAGAATTGGAAGAGGAGTTTCCTGAGTATCTTGGGGAACAGGATGACGATGATGAAGACGAGGAAGATGAAGATGAAGAACAAGTAAAAACCAAGAAGAAAAAGAAAAGCACTTACAAGCCTGGTTCTCGTCAGAAGAATAACAAGAAAACCAAAAAAGAAGATCGAAAAGCCAAAGGTGCTGAACGTGCTAAACAGCGCCACAAGAAGGAGGAAGATAAATAATGAATTTACAACCACGTAGGGAGAAAATTGCTGGTCAAAATGAGTTTTTACGTAACACGCAAGGTATCGAAGTTAAAACTGGTGGAGCTACACTAGATTCTTCAGCATTTACTGCAGGTGAATATGTGAAGGCTGGTACAGCTGTATTTAAAGATAATGCTAGTGGTTTGTATAAACCGTGGGACACAACTGTTGACACTGGTACTCCAGCCACAGCAACGGGAGCAGGTCTTACCATGAATGATGTAAAGATTGTAGAAGGTCAAAACCCTGTTGTAGGAGTTCTTGCTGCAGGTCATCCGATTGAATCTAAATGCACGTACGTTAACGCTGCGTTTAAAGAGGCTACAAAAGGCCGTATTGTATTTGATATTTAATTTGATTAAAGGATAACAAGGGAGGAAAACAAACATGCCATTACATTTAGAAGAGTTTCAAGGAGAAGAATTTCAGGGGTATGTGGAAAACGTACCAGCAGCGAAAGATTATAAGCTGCGTAATGTTCTACCAACAAAGTCAATTAAGGATATCAATTTTTCATACAACGTAATTAATGGGAAGTATGGTCGTGCTGCATCCATTACAGGATTTAATGCTTCAGCTCCATTACGTGACAAAAAAGAACTTGAAAAAGCATTTGGTTCTGTAGCAAAAGTACAGCATGGTATTCGTTTAGATGAGGAAGAATTGTTGCGTTTCAATCGCCCGCGTGATGATGAAGAAAAAGCGCAAGTGGTTGAGTATGTTTATGACACTACAGATGACCTAATTCAAGGTGTTTATGACACAGAGGAATACATGAGGGCGCAGGCTGTTTATAACGGGGTGCTTAACTATGACGATGAAGAGAACGACATTCACATCTCTGTTGACTTTGATATTCCAGCAGAAAATAAATTAACTGTAACAACTCCATGGTCTGATCCAACGTCTAAACCGTTAACCGATATACAAGCAGGGGTTGAACAGTACAAAAAAGCAAACAAGCGTCGTAAGCCTCGTGTGATGCACATGACTAGCGCTACAGAAGCTCATTTGCTTCAAAGTGAACAGATCCGTGTTCAAGTATATGGAGAAAATAACGGACAACGTTTACTTACCAAAAATGATTTAGTGAATGTTTTTAATGCACTTGGGTTACCATCTTATGAAATTAACGATGATGTAGTAGACATTGATGGTGTTGGAGAAGCAGCTCTATTAGATGATGATAAGGTAGTGTTCCTTGGTGAAGATCTAGGAGAAACTTATGTTGGTCCAACAGTTGAGAAAAACTATGAAACTGGTATTTACTCAATTACTGAAATCAGGGAAACTAATCCACCAAGTCAATCTATTTTTATTGGTGAAACAGTATTCCCTGCGTTAAAACGTCCGCAATCAATCGTTATTATGGATGTTTAAAAAGCAGAGTCTTATGACTTTGCTTTTTATTACTCTAGAAATTAAAGGAGGGCATTGATATGCCAAAATATATTGCTAAAGCATATTTAGTAAAAAATGGGAAAGTAATTCAAACTGATAATGAAGTTGAGTTAACTGAAGAAGAGGCTAAACGTCTTGGTGATAAAGTAGAAGCTGTAGATCCGAAAGAAAATGATGGAGAAGGTGCTGCTGGTAATGGCAAAGGTGAAGATATGTACACGGAGGCATCCATTAAGAAGTTGAGCGCTGATGAACAAAAGGCTATTGTTGAACAATTGGAAGGCGATCTATCAGAGCTTACCAACGAGGAAAAGCGTATCAACTTTATTCTAGAAAACCAATAAGTTGGTGATCTATATGATTACTAATCAAGAAGTGAAGGATTATTTAGAGAAGATGTATGGCAACGATCTCTATAAGGAAATGGAAGTATCAGAACAAGACAAGCTAATTTTTAATGCTAGTGAGTTACTTAAAGATAATTATGATGAGTCCAAGTTGAGTGTCAGAGTCGTTGCTTTGCAGTCTTTGTATATGCTTGAGGGTGAAGATGAGGAGTATTCCAAACTAAAGCGCCATGGGGTGAAATCCTACTCGGTTAAAGGTGTGTCTGTTACTTTTGAGGGTACTAATATTTCGCCTGAGGTTGTTTCAATTCTTGGTAATCCGAAGAACAATAAAGCTACTGTGGGGCGATTAATATGAGACCTCCAATGAAACAAAAGGCTACTATTCATTTACCCAAGTTAAATACTGATGGCAAGCCAGTCACGGATAAGTACGGCAAAGCTATAATTGCGAAAAGCATTACTACAAAAGCGCGGGTACAGTTCAAATCGCAAATTGTAAAGGACCCCAAAGGTAGAGAACACGAAGTAGCAATTGAAATTGATGTTCCACCTGGAATAAATCCGAAAGTTGGAACTGATATTGGTTATGTGACGGTTGGAGGAAGCTCAGGAGAAGGTACCATTCGAGCAAAAGAAGAAGCTACTAATCTAGCTGGCACCAAAGTCTATTATAGGACGGTGTTTGTCGATGGCTGATGATATCTTTGATATTGAGTGGAAAGGTTTAAAAGAGTTTACTCAGCTTCTAGATAACATGAGTGAAAACGTGGAGAAGATTGTTCTAGAAGAATATACGAAGTTCGGAATGCTAGCAGAAGAAGGCACAAAAGCGCTTGTTCATCATGCTGAGGGTAATCTAGAAGATTCAATAAACTTTGATAAGGCGGTTAAAGAAGGGGATTCGATTGTTGTTCGTGGGGGGACAAATGTTGTTTATGCATTAAGAAGACATGAAGAACCAGGAATCGGTGAAGGCACTGCAGGGAAACCTGCTTGGCGAGGATATACACCTGGACCAAAATATTTAGAAAATGCAATTAAGGCTATCAGCAAGGATTATGACAAGATGAACGAGAGAGCCTTAAAACGAATTCTAGGAACAAATCCATGATTCAAGAAGCATTAATGAATCAGTTGAAAGGTGTTGTTCCTGATTTGACGTGGACAATCGACTACCGAACAGCCGATGACAACACAGGAACCGTGTATTCAACGCCTGGATTCCCTCCCGATCAATATGATACACAGTATCGTTATCCGTCTTATCAAGTGTATATTCGCTCATCCGATTGGGATTTTGCCAAATTTGCGGCCGAACAAACATTTCAAGCATTTCATAATAAAATTAATTTTGTTGTTTCTACTGAATATGAAAAAGATGGTGAAGTTGTTTTAACTAGAAAATTTCACGTTTTTACTATTATGGCTAGTAGTGAACCGATCCCTGTTGGAGTGAAAGATGAAATTATGGAATACAGTATTAACTTTGATGTTACTTTGAAAGAGATAAAGGAGGATGATTAGATGGACCAAAAGGAATATGTCTTTGGCTTAGCCGATATAACTATTGGCGAGGGTGAAGATGTTATAAAATTCGACGGAAAAGACTATTTACAAGCAGAAGGCGGAGAATTAACATTAACTCCTTTGTTTGCGGATATAACTTTCCAAGATTTTGGAGATACGATTGTAGAGCGTAGGTTAACAGGTTGGGAAGGTCAATTGACTATCGTTGTTGGCCAAGAGTCTGCTGATATTTTAGAGCTTGCTTTGGGTGTTACTGAAAACATTACCGATGCAACTTCTAGTGAAGTTGTAGGTCATATGGATGGTAAAATCGGAACGAAAGTTAAAGGTAGAAAAGTTAACATTCATCCAAGGGTTCTTCCTGTTGAAGAAAAATCTCAAGATTTTAATATCTACAATATGGCTTCCATCGGCGGTGTGACACGTGGATATGCAAATGAGCAAGGTAATTTTCCATTGACACTAACTATGATGCCACGAGAAGGGTTTGACGCATCTAAACCAGGTAACTTCTTCTACCGTGGTGGCACAGATCCGAATGCAGTATAAATCAAAAATGAACAAGAGTCCTTAACTAGGGCTCTTTTTTATTCTTTTTTTAAGGAGGAAATCGTAATGAAGATAGCATTGAAGATTAAAAAAGACAACGTTGTTGAAACCATTCAACACGAAATAGAAGAACTAGATCTAATTCAAATATCAGAGACACTCAAAGTGATCAATGACATCTTTATCCTTGCTCAGAAAGATGAAGGGCTACAAGCATTACTGGAAGAGGCATTCGATACTGCCCAAGAACAGGGTGTAGAAGCTGAAAATATGGACGATGAAACTAGCGCTCGATTATTCAAAGCGACTCTAGGAGCATTCGAAACGTTACTTCTAAGAATACCAGAACAGGCGTTTAAGCTTCTATCGGTATTGTCGGGAATTGAGTTAGAGAAGCTCATGACTCAGAAAGTCGAAGTAGTATTTGATATTTATGACGCAATTCTTGAAGTAAATGACATGGATAAATTGATTAAGCGCGCAAAAAAGTCTTTAGCCGTCACCAAAGCAAGGATCAACCTAAGTCAGTTCCTAGGAAAGAAAGAGACGAAACCAGCCTAACTGAAGTATTTGTTTTTAAATTAGCAAAAGAATTAGGTGGACGTAATGAAGTCGTTTCTAGTCCTGCTGTGGAACTGTTCAAGTATATGGAAATGGCATTGGAAAGAGATGATAAGGAGTTAGAAAAAGAGAAATTCCAAATGTGGGTTAATTATTTATCAAATGTATTTTCACACCCTCAATTTAGTAAGCCTGATCCACAATACTTGAGAGCGAAACAGGAGTTCGAACAGTCACTTAATCCACAGAACAAGAAAACCGCTGACAAGGTATACGAGTGGGATTTCGAGAAGACAAAACGACTTGAAGGGAGGTAAATCATGGCGACTATAAGAGAGTTGCAAGCTTCCTTTGTTGCGAAAGCTAATGGGATGAAAAGTGCTATCAAAGGTATAAAGAATGATTTCGAAGGTCTAGATGACAAAGCTAAAAAAACAGCTCAAAATGTAACCAAAAAGTTTAATGAGACCAGTAAAAAGATGAAATCTATTGGTGGCAGTATGACTAAGAATGTTTCCGTTCCAATTATGGCGATTGGTACGGCGGCTTTTGTAGCTGCAGATAGTATGGACAAGGCTTTTAATAATATTCGAGTTGGTACAGGTGCAACAGGTAAAGATCTAGAAGGTTTGAAAGAAGATTTTCGAGAAGTGTTCACCGATATTCCAGTAGATGCCGATACCGCCTCTAATGCTATTGCGGGATTAAACACTATGACAGGTGCTACTGGTAAGGTATTACAGGGGTTAACAAAAAATGTATTAGAAGCTTCTAGAATGTTAGGAGAAGATGGAGTTTCTAATGCCAATGCTTTTGGTAATGCGCTTGTTCAATGGCAGATACCTGCAGAAAAGGGAGAAGAGTACCTAGATAAATTATTTAAAGCAACACAAGATTATGGTGTATCTCTAAACGCTTTAACGGGACATTTAACAAAATTTGGACCCGTTCTACAAAATGCAGGCTTTACTATGGATGAAGCAGCAGATTTATTCGGTAAATTAGAAAAGGGCGGAATACAGGTTACTCGTGTTATGCCCGGACTAAATAAAGCATTTCGTAATTGGGCAGATGAAGGCAAGGATGCTAAGAAGGAACTTCAAAACATTATTGACGAAATGCAAAATGCGGAATCCGAAACAGAAGCGTTATCCATAGTAAGTGAAGTGTTTGGTGCAGAGGGTGCACAGCGAATCACAACAGCAATCAGAAGCGGGGTAATGCCATCTCTTGAAGAGCTAGGGAAAGGTTTGGAAGATTCACAGGGACTCATCGAAGGAACGGGTGAAGAAACGCAATCTTTTGGAGATAAAATGCTCTTATTAAAAAATAAAGCACAAGATGGACTACAACCAGTAGGCGACATATTGTTGAAGCTTGCTGACGAGTGGTTACCTAAGGTGATAAGCGCAGTAGAAAAAGTAACTGGCTGGTTCGCCAACTTAAGTCCTACTGGTCAAAAAGTAGTATTAATTATTGGAGCTATAGCGGCTGGTATTGGTCCACTACTTATGGTATTAGGTTCATTGATTGGTATGTTTTCAGGTTTAGCGGGAGCAGCTGCAGCATTAAATATTGGTTTATTGCCTTTAACAGGAATTGTCTTTGGGATCGTAGCAGCGATTGCAGCACTTATAGCTATAGGAATTGCTGTATGGAAAAATTGGGACACCATAAGAGAAAAAGCAATTGAAATTTGGGGATTTTTAATAGAGTTTTTCTCCAATTTCTTCTCAAATCTAGAGGACCTCTTTAATAAGGCTCTAAATTGGATAGACGAGGTTACCAACGGAAAATTCAAATCTGTCACTGATACCATTCGAAAATACATGGAGATGGGAAAAGAAAACATACAGGCGGTCCTGAAATTTATACGAAACACCTTTAAAAATGCGCTCGACTTTTTGAAGTCCTTGGTAAAGGGCGACTTTAAAGGAATGAAGGACGCTATTGGTAATCAGCTAGAAAATACGAAGCAATTAATCTCAAAAATATTAGGGAATATTTCTAAATTCTTTTCTAATACGATAGGAAAAATCGTAACTGGGGTACAGAATAAGTTTTCCGAAATGAGAACTAAGGTGTCTACTATCTTTGGAGAAGTGAAATCCGCAATCACTAATCCGATTGAGACTGCTCGAGACAAAGTGAAAGAAACAGTGGACAAAATTACTGGGTTCTTTTCTAATATCGGTGACAAGATGAAAATTAAAATACCTAAACCGAAGTTACCAAAGTTTTCTATTGAAGGTGAATTTTCTTTGGCACCACCTAAGGTACCTAAAATCGGCATTTCTTGGAATGCTGAAGGTGGTATTTTTAATAAACCTACAATATTTGACACTAATAATGCAGGTTTGCAAGGAGTAGGCGAAGCAGGAGCAGAAGCGATAATTCCACTTAAAGACTCTGTCTTAGGCAAAATTGGGAAAATGATATTAAAGGCAACTGGGTGGAGTGCTGAAGTTAAAGACAACGGTATTGCAGAAAAATTGGATTGGGTTACAAGTGGTCGTTGGGCTGAATCGGTTATTAATATTGTGCCTATAAATGAATTGATGTTAAGTAAGTTTGCTGATCAATTGAATACTGGTGATGAAGAGTTGTCCAAAGAAGAAGTTATCCCATTACTAGAGAGAATTGCTGAAGCAGTAGAAAAAGGTCAGGATCTATCGGTTGTTCTAAATGATCGTATAGTTGGTAAGTCGTTAGAATCTATCATTTCAGAAGAACAAAAAAGAAAAAACGCCATAAGAGAAGCGTTTAAGGGGTGATTATTGGTGAATAGCTTAACTTTCAATTCAATTAGAAAAGAATATGTTAGTGTTTTGGAACGTGGTCGACCATATTGGGCTAATCGTCAGGTGAATATTTTAAAAGTAGCTGGTATGGCTGGTGGACATGTTCAAAACATAGAAACTGAACCTATAATCATGCCCGTTAAACTTCTTATTGAAGGAGTAAGCAAAGAAGACTTACAAGCCAAATCTGAAGAATTAGCAGAATGGCTTATTAAAGATGAAGTAATGCCATTAGTCTTCGATAACCAACCAAATAGAACGTATTTTGCTATGGTTGATGGGGGAGTGGATCCACAAGAATTTGTTTCATTCTCAATACTAACAATAAATTTTATTTGTCCAGATCCATACAAATACGGTCCAGAAAAGTCACTCAACCTATCAGATGCAGCAACTGTTGAAAACGAAGGAACTGCAGAAACTTATCCAATCATGGAAGCAACTGCAAAAGAGAGCGTTACTTCTTTTATGGTAGCAAAAGGTGACGAGGATTTTTTTATGATTGGACAACCATTTGACATTGATAAGCAGGCTATAGAACAATACCCAGAAGTTGTGTTTTATCCAATGGAATCCCTTGTAGGTTGGTCACCTATGACTGAGGGGTTCTTTTTTGATGATGAAGTAACAGGAGGATATGTAAGCAATGGAACGGTTGGTGTAGTAGGCGGAACTTCGTTCTCACCAACATCATTTGGAACTCAGCGTTCTGGTTGGTATGGTCCAGCTATTAGAAGGTCCTTACCTGAAGAAATTGGTGATTTTCAAATAACTTTTGGAACTTCGTTATATAGCAATGGGAATGGGATAGGTAAAGTATTTGCATTATTTTTAGATGAGAACGATAAGATCGTTGCTTCTATAGGGCTTATAAACACTCGTATGGGAACAAGAAACGCACGCGTGTTAGTTAGAATGAATGATGGCCAAAATTACCGAAGAACAAGAGTAATGGACTATCCAGGGGATTCTGGATCTGAATCAACCGTTTTTAGTAGTCGTCCTTTAAACATACAGTTGAAACGTGAAGGGAATAAGTACTCCGCTCGTACTTGGCAAGTTAGAGATGGAGAAGCTCATGCTAGACATGCTGAAGACATTACTTCTGAGGTTATAGAATTCCAAAGACCAATTCGCCAAGTCGCTTTATATTTTGCTAAATACGGTTCAAACCCATCATTGAATATGCAAGCTATAGGGTTGAGAGTAAGAAAAAATAACACGTTATTACTTGATGATAGTTTAATTCCTTACATTGCACATGCAGGAGATAAAATTTTGGTTGATGCAAAGAAGGAATTAGTCATGATTAATGATGAGCCTAGAACTGATATGAAAGCATTTGGTGCTAATTATTTTGGACTGGATCCAGGAGAGAATCATTTATTTACTTTCCCAGAGGATGCTTTTGATACAAGTCTAAGATATAGACCAGCTTATAAGTAGGAAGTGAATTTAGGCTAAGGTATGAATAATTAACAAGAGTTATTTTAGAGCTTAATTATTTGATAGAATAGGGGGAGATATATTTTGAGGAGATGATAAAGTGACAAGGACTGTTTATTTTAAAATGAAAGATGTAGATTCAAACTGCCGGCTAGATGAATTTCCGCACTATTGTGGGTTGTGTCAAAAGAACATCGAGCCCATTTTCATTTCTTTAGTATATGTAAACAGAAAAATGGGATTTGATAATGAAATGGAAGCTGTGTTTCAATGCACTAATCTTAAATGTAACAGTTTAATGATATGCTATTATCATAGAACAGAAGGAACAGAACCGTTCGAACTAAAAAGGACCACTCCCCACAGACATGTTGAGAAAGAGTTTAATGAAGATATAAAAAAAGTATCATCAAATTTCGCTGAGATTTATAATCAGTCATATGAAGCCGAACAGGATGATTTAAATCATATTTCCGGACTAGGTTACCGAAAAGCACTTGAATTTTTAATAAAAGATTATTTAGTATTTTTGCATTCGGATAAAGGTAAAGAATCGAAAGAAAGGTATTTTAGGATGCCTTTGAGCCAGTGTATTGATCAGTTAGAAAATGAACGTATAAAACAAATGTCAAAGAGAGCAGCTTGGCTAGGGAACGATGAAGCGCATTATCTTAGGAAGTGGGAAGATAAAGATGTTAATGATTTAAAAATTCTTATTGAAGTGGTTGTTCATTATATCTCTATGGATATAGCTGCTAAAAGGTATTTAGATGAAATGAACTAGATTGGTGGGAAGAGAATGAGTACTCCTTGTAAAAAGGCTGAGATTATAGAAGTTATAAAGTTAAATGTAGTGACGGGAAGCGGAGACACAATTGAAAATCCAATAAAGGAAAAAATTCAATATTGGTCAAAGGATGGAAACCTACTTTTCGAAAAAGATCAATGTCCAGAAAAAAGTAGCCCCTATTAGGGTAGCTGCTTTTTCTATTTGTAGGAGGTGATAAATTTGTCTACTATAGATGTTTTGCACCATCAGTCAGATGAAATAGTTGATTTTTATAGTAACAAGAAAAAGAAATTTTGGAATGATACTCATTTTAGTAGTCTAGAAAATTACGTAGAGTATTTTAACTTCATAGTTTCATATGATAATAGTGAGAATGTCCAACAGAGAAATCGAGTCATTATACCTGGAGAAGATGGAGACTTTCGTGAGTTCATCATTAACGAATCCCTTAAACATGAACAAAATAAAGAAGTGTATACTATCGCATCCTTTGTTGAGGATTTAAAAAAGGACAAAACAATAGAACCTCAAGTGTTTGAAGGCATTACAGTAAATACCTTTTTAGATACTATTCTTTTAGGTACCGGTTGGCAAAGAGGGAAAACAGACTACTTAGGTATTCGTACTATTCCGGTTGAAAATACCTCCTATCCATTTTCTGTACTAAAAACAGGTGCCAAAACTTTTGAAGGTGAATTAAACTTCCGTATCGAGACAGAAGGAAGTAAGGTAACTGGCCGATATGTTGATTTGGTTGAGCGTCAAGGCTCCTGGAATGGGAAAGAAATTACGGTTGGCAAAGACCTAATAGGAGTAAAAAGACGTGAAAGGTCTGATATTATAACAGCTTTGGAATGTTATGGACCTGAACGTGAAGATGGTACAAGGTTAAAAGTAATTGTAACAGATGAAGATGCACGTAAACGTTGGGGTAGACCAAGTAATAATCCACAACACTTATGGGGTATTTATGAGCCACAGTCAGTAGATGAAGAAATGACTGAAGAAAGATTACGTTCATTAGGGGAAACAGAACTTAAAAAGCGTGTTAATTCTGTTGTGGAATATGAAGCAGATCAAGCTTCCATAGAACATATTTTTGGATTTGACCATGAGAAGGTACGTAAAGGCGATACTGTGCGTATTAAAGATACCTCGTATACACCAGCATTATATCTAGAAGCAAGAGTGAAGTCAGTTGAACGGAGTCTATCTAACCCATCACAGAAAAAGTATATTCTTGGTGACTTTATCGAATTTGAAGAAGCAGATGTGATGGCACTGTTTAGGAGTATGCAAAAGGCATTGTCTCAAAAGATATCGGAACAACAGTTACAAGAATATGCGGAAAAGGTAATACCAGAACAGGATACTCCTCCTGAAAACCCCACTAAAGGAGACAAGTGGGTGGACACGTCTAAAAACCCTCCACAGATGAATCTGTATGACGGTAGTGACTGGCACACGATTAAAGGAGAAAAAGGAGATCCTGGTGACCAAGGTATTCAAGGTCCACCTGGTGAAGACGGGTTACCAAGCTATACTCATATAGCTTATGCAAATAGTTCTGATGGAACTGTTGACTTTAGTGTTAATAACCCTAATAGAGATTATATCGGTATGTACGTAGATTCGAATTCTACCGATTCAACAGACCCTTCCATGTATAAATGGACGAAAACAAAGGGCTTGCAAGGTGACCAGGGTATACCAGGACAGCCAGGTGAGGACGGCAGAACCCCTTATCTCCACACTGCGTATGCCACTAGCTCAGACGGTACAAGTGGGTTTTCGACAACTGATCCAACAAATAAATCTTATATTGGGACTTACACAGATTATGTCCAAAGTGATAGCACAGATCCTAGTAAGTACACTTGGGCATTATTCAAGGGTCCTAAAGGTGATAAAGGGGATCAAGGCCCCCAAGGAGAACAAGGACCGTCTGGAAAAGATGGGATAGCATATATGGGACCTGATGAGCCGAGCAATCCTGCAGTAAATGGCACCTGGTTCCAAACTAATTCAGCAGGAGAAGTAATTGCCATAAAAAAATGGAACGGTAGCACTTGGGATACTGCGCAAATGACTGTAGATGTACTTAACGTACTCAAACTTTCAGCATTAAGTGCTGACTTAGGCAATGTTACAGCAGGAGATATAAGAGGCGTAACTATGAATTTAGGAAACGGTCAGTTCATAGTGGAGGATGGAAATGTGACCTTCGGAGGTCATCTAGAAGGGGCAACGGGATCATTTAGTGGCGAATTTAGAGCTGGCAATACTTTAATAGATGATAATGGGATATTGGTTGATAGTGGAGGATTTAGAATAATTGATGAAAACACACAATTAGAATCGTTAATCTATGGAGCCAGTAATATGGTTAACGACCATAGTTTTGAATTAGTACCGTTAGGGACTGGTTCTTGGTCGCATGCTACAAGGCGAGTTGATGTTGATCGTATGGGTAACTATTTTTTGTGGGATATTCAAGGAGCAAGAGAATACGCGCGTATCCAATCTACTTTAAATACTAGTGAATTCCAAAGAGCACATTTTGGTCATCAAGCGGCAATTCTAGAAAATCGTTATTTTTGGAAACAATATGTACCTTTAAATATTGCTAATATGCTTACTGGTCGGCCGTACACAGTAAGTGTCTATTTTGCTGCATACGAAGATACATCAGCCCCTGTTACTTCGAGGTTGTTGGTACATGCTTATGATTGGGAGTTCAACCTAATACAGAGTTCTAGTGTAGCAAATGTAAGTATTACGATAAATCCCAACGAACCGTATCTTTGGAAAAGGGTAGGGGCTACGATTCATAACCTACCTCAAAACACAGCTTATTTACGGATAAGACTGGACAATAGCGAAGACATTAGAACCTTAGCAGATGGGGTGCAACTAATACCATATGAGTACCCTACAATCTACCAACCTGAGGATGCACTTTTTAAATATATACAAGGAATTACTGGCTACAATTAAAGAAATGGAGGGTATTTAAATGTCCTTACGTATTACGAATGTAAAGCTTAATTATGTAAATGAAGAAATTGAAAGTGCGAATGTTTACTTTAGAGGTATAAGTAATACTCAAATAAATCTGAGTGGAAATGTATTAATACCTCCGTCTGAATACAACGGTTCCGAAGATATTCAAACGTTGAAGCCTATTGTCATTGAAAAAATAAATCAATTATTAAATAGTGATCCAGTAGAGGATGATCCTGAAGTAAGTAGCGCTGTATAGGCGTATTTTTTATGTTTTAAATAACCCCGTCCACCATCCGATATAGGTAATGGGAGGGGATGAATTGGAAGATTTACAACAAACTATAAATGGTTTTGCTTTGAACATCGCAATACTAGTTTTGATACTTCTTGCTTTCTCAGGATTAGTATCAATTATTTTAAAGAATATATCCATACATCGAGAGTTTAGAAGAATAATAATGGGCTTAGTAACACTACTAGGTTTGTATGTTTGGTATCAGATAACTTTTATATAGTATTAACATCCTTAGCCTGTCATCTTGATTGATGACGGGTTATTTATATTAGGGGGTCGAACATGTCAATTGAAATTGGAGTCTTGATATCCTTAGCATCAATTATTATTGGGATTATGGGATATCAACTTAATAAACAAAAACAACAAAACGAGCAACAAAAAAACGTAAAAAACGATGCAACAAGAGAAGCAGTAATTGAAACAAAGCTAGACAATATTAGTAACGGAGTTGATTCCATTCGAATTGATTTAAGAGCTAATGAAAGGCAAATAGGAGCATTAGGTGAACGTGTTACAAGAGTAGAAGAATCATCAAAGCAAGCACATAAAAGGATAGACAACATGGAAGGAGGTGTTTGATGTGGTCGAAATCCTAGCAATTGCATCCGTAATCGCACCAGTAACAAGCGGTGTGGTACAAGCAGTAAAAAGCGCAACAGGAGTAAACAAAAGATATTTACCAGTAATGGCAATGGCAGTCGGCATCGGATTAGGTGCAGCTGCTTTTTTTGTGGACATTGGATTAGGTGAGAGAGTTTGGGCTGGTGGGATATCTGGTCTAGCTTCTGTAGGGTTATTTGAGTTAAGCAAAAAGTCGAAAGGGGATGAAAAGTAATGGCAAATCGAATTGATGATGCAGGTCATGGCGGATCTGATCCAGGAGCAGTCAAAAATGATCAACAAGAAAAAGTTTGGACGCTTGAAGCTGCTAAATATGTCAATGCTAGATTAAAAGAGTTAGGCATTGATAGTGCTATGACTCGTACTTCAGATGTGACTTTATCTCAAAATGAACGTACTAATAAAGTTAAAAAACATGCCAAATGTATTTCGCATCATTATAATGCTGGTGGTGGAGCTGGGGTAGAGTTTATCCATTCTATTTACTCGGATGGAAAGTTCGAGAAGCTACTAGAAGAAGAATTCAAAAAAGCTGGTTATCCAGTAAGGCGCACATTTACACGTATGTTAGCTTCTGGTAAAGATTATTACTACATGCATCGAGATACAGGTGCAACAAGAACAACAATTGTCGAGTATGATTTCTTAGATGGTCCTAACTTCCCTAAATTGAAAGATAAGTCTTATCGTGAAGGTATGTATGAATGTGTAGTAAAGGCTGTTTGTCGAGATGAAGGGGTTAAGTATGTTGCTCCAGAAGAAAAGAAGAAAGCAGAACCTAAAAAAGAACAAGTCAAAAGTGAAACCATCGAAAAGCCTAAAGCTAATCTAAAAGTAGATGGCTATTGGGGCCCATTAACCACCAAGGCTCTACAACTCTATCTAGGTACACCTGCAGATAGTATCATTAGTGGTCAGTACAATACAGCTACTACAAGACAAATCAGTGGTGTGCATTATGGTAAGGGTGGCAGCACTGTAATACGTGCGTTACAAAAATTAATCGGTGCTAAAGTGGATGGATTGATTGGTCCTGAGACTGTACGTAAGTTACAACAATATCTTGGTACCCGTGTTGACGGGGTAATCAGTAGACCTAGCACGATGGTTAAAGGGTTGCAACGTAGACTTAACAAAGGTAATCTATAATAATAAATTAAAATAACAAAATAACTACTAACTTTTGTTAAATTATTATCTAAAAAAAGCCCCCTGCTGCGGAAACAGTAGGGGGCTTTTATGTGTTTTAATAAATTATTTCATTGCTTTCTATTGAATACCCTTCCATAATGACATAAAATTAAACAAAAGAGGATAAGCTATAGGAGGGAGAGAAAGTATTTTTGGTTAAAAATATTGAAGTAGAAACAGTACTTGATTATCTTGGCGAAGGAATAAGCAAGCCTGCATTAGTACTTGGGAGCGATTTTAATCGTTATATCATGAAGAAGCAAAAGGTTAAGCAAGATGGTAAAACTGTTATTCATGATTGCATGTTTTTAAACGAAGTATTGTCATATCAGATAGCAAACTATTTAGGTGTTCCTGTAGCGGACGCAGCTATTGCGCACCTTGATGCAACATTGATTGAAAATGATCCTGCTATTACGTTCGTACATAAATTTCAAGAAGGTATTCACTTCGCTTCTATTGAATTACAAGATAAGGAAGAAAATCTCAAAGCCAATTATGAAGAAGCATTAAAAACGGGAAAACCTTATACTATCAGAAGTTGGAAAGCTTTTTTCGATAATATTGTTAATAGTGGTGATATCTCAAAAATTCTTGCTCTGGATCTGCTAATTGCTAATTTTGATCGATATGGAAATACTGGAAATCTACTAATATCAAATGATGGATCTTCAAGAAAGTTATACGCCATTGATCATGGACATGCATTTTTCAGTCCTGTTTGGAATACTGATAAAATTAATGCTTTACGATCTCCCAATGATTCTGTACAATATTTAGATTGGTTTATAAATCTAATATTAAGAAACAACCTCCAACAAGGCCAAGCAAATGGAATGGGAGAAGTTTTTAGAAATATAGAAGCGTCTATAGACTTATTAAATGTTTCAAATCACTCCTTTCAAGATACAGTACATGACATTGAATCTATCGATGAAGAATTAATCGATTCTTGGTTAGAGATCATTCCAAATGAATGGTATGTGGAGAAACAAAATCAAATAGCATTTTATAAAAGTTTTATATTAAAACAAAAAAGCTTAGTCAAACTGCTAATACAGAGACTAGCAGAAAGAGGAGCGTTTTCTAATTATAGAGGAGGTGTTCTAGAATGGAAAAACGTAAGGCAAGTTGGTACAGTATAGTTCGGTATAGAGCGGACGACTTAGCAGGTGAAGTTGTAAATGTAGGAGTTTTATTACATTCATTGGACGGAGAGGGAAATGCATTATCTAAGTATCTACTAGTAAACGAGAACTCGCCAAAAATTCGGGCAGTTACTCAATCTGAAACTGACGTCCAAATATACAAAACTTATAAAGAAGTTCTTGAGTATTATTTAGATGAAAGCTCCAATAATTTATTTGGTACTGTTGGAGATGTCCAAATTGGATCTCCTTCTCAAAATGATTTTCTTGAAAAAATTTACGATCATTACATCGATAAAAAAATGTTCCTAACGAGGCCTAAATTCTCACTAAGTGGAAATTTAGAAGGGTTATTTAAAAGTTTATTTTGTACCTATATAGGTGAAAAATTCCTGAATCTTGATCAAAATCATATTAGTACTAAAAAACACATGAAGAAATTATTAGAAGATAGACGACTATTAAACAAGAAAGTGATAAGTGATTTTGAAATTAGACCAATTAAAGATCTACAAAATGTAAAAATAAAAGTGGATTTTTGTTATAAGAATGGTATTTGGAATTATATGCAAGGGGTACCTTCTGTAAAAGGTCCATCTAGAAATACAGAATGGTTAGCTAAAACTAAATTTATGTTTGAAAATCTTGAAACAGAGAGAAAAGTTCACTTGCTTTACAGGAAGTCTGATATAATAGATAAAGATTTTAAATCTATGTTAGAATATTTATCTGATATTGATGATAAAGTTGTAAAGTTAGATATAGAAAATAATGTAGAAATAAACCAATTGTTTACCACAATTGCTAAAGAAGCTCATGATATTGAAGAATTACAAATATCTTAGTTAAAAGCTCTCTTAGGAGGGCTTTTTTATTTTGCCATATTTAATCTCTTATGCTAACATAGGAACAAACGTTCTTGTTAAGGGGTGAAAAAATGCACGATAGAGGATCCATTAAATGGACATCAATGATGATGCCAGAACACATCCAAATGCTTAGAGACTTAGATAAACAGTACCATTATAAACAAAAACCTGTACTTGATGATCAGGAGTTGCAGGAAATTAACAACAAACTACTGCTTGCAATTCATAATAATCTTACTGTAGCAGTGAAATATTATAAAGATCATGATTATCATTATGTTACTGGAAAGCTAAAGAAGATCGATGCGATAGAAAAGTATATACTGTTTGAGGACTTCACGAAGATAAATTTACATGATGTTTTAGATGTACAGATTGATTAGTTTGATTCCGTTTCATAGTCATAAATAAGTTTATTAAAATACAATATCTCTTCTCTTAATTTGATCATCCTATCTTCATTTGTACAATTAGAGTATTCGTTTTCCAGTCGTTCTAAGTGCTTTATAAATAAAGTTATTTCAGGATTATGTTTCATATACTCATTCCCTTTCATAAGCTTTTATTATTTTATACCAAAAAATTCCAACATGGAAATGTAATGACGTTTTATAATGCAAAAAACCCTCCATCAAATGGAAGGCTTATTTTTATTGTCCTCAATAATTACTTTTTTGTTCTTCAACTCCACAAACTCTTCTAATGATAACGGCTGTTTGTTATTTAGATAGTGTCTATAATGACTGCTACATAAATGCCTTGATCTTGGTTTGTTTTCACAATCCTTAATTAAGCATGTTTTCTTATCCCAATTTTCAGCAATGTATTTTTTCTTATTATTTATCTGTTCAACATATTCCAATAGTTCGATAGGACATATCTTTCTCTGTTTATTAAAGCTACTGTAATGGCTCATACACAAGTTTTTGGCTATAGGCTTTTTGTAACAGTCATAGATCATACATCTGATTGCTTGCATTGTTTGCTCCTCTTTTTCAAAAAATATGATATCTACCATTTACAAATATCTATAATACATTCAACAAAAGTGTTTTAAAATCCTTTAAAACAAATTATTAATATTTATAAAAATAAAATATCCCCCTCGATCGAGGGGGATAGCTTACATATTTAAATTTGTTTTTATTTTATTATAAGCTGCATTAAACTTTTCTTCTACGTATTTTAAGTATAATTCATTATCTTCTCTTTCAGCAAAGCCCAAAACAGCTCTTAACAGAAAATCTATTGTGTAATTTTTTTGTGTATCGGACATATTTAAATGCCAATAAAACGGTTCCTCAGTATCAAGAATTTCTCTACACATGTTTGCTATTCTATTACATCTCTCCTGTTCAATGTCTGTCATAACAACCCCTCCCTTCTAAGGTGAGTATATTCATTTGAGTACAATCTTATGTTTGGGCCATACCTGGGGGAGGAGACATTTTTGCAATTACAGGTTTGATTAGTCCATTGCTACCAGCTCGTATAACATTAATTGCATGGTACTTTTTTAGCTTTAATCCATCGTCAATAGTTAGCGGAGATATTTCCTCAGATAGATCACTAAACGTCTTCTTACTACATGAGTATAAATGATAATGGGGTCCTGCTGACTTAATTATTTCGGCTAAGTCTCGCGGTATTTGTTCCCAAGAATGAAACATCCACACATAACCAACACGCCATTTACGACTTTCAACTGCTGCAGATTTCCATGTTTTAGCCGATTTTAGGAACTGGTGTGGTTCGTCGAATACAACAAAAAATGGGAACTGATTTTTTTCTTCTCTTAAAGTCATAGCTAAGTCTATTTTAGTGCTTAAGAGGTTTACAATAAGGTCTACAGCTTCAGGTCCTAATTCTGATTTAGGCACATCAATAATAAACGCTTTACGTTGGCTCATTAGATTCACCATATCAACTGATTCATCAGATTCCATGCATTCTGATAAATACTCATCTCCTAATATTGTATCAAGTCTGTTTAGGATAGGAGCAATAATCTGTGCTCTTTTTCCAGCACTCATTTCCGAGAAATCAGCAAGCGATAATTTGTGGATGCCATCTCGCATTTTCTCCAGTACATTCTTTCTGTATTCTTCATCTTCAAAAATACGTATGATTTCAGATAGTTTACCAGTTTGCATTGCCATAACTGCAGCTCGAATGTATCTAGAGGTTTGTGCACCTGTTTCGTCTGTAGAAGTATTAAAAAATCCAATTATAGTGTTCGCCAAACGATTCTTTGCTCTAGATGAATGTTTCACTTCACACCAATCTAAAGATATTGGGGTCTCACCTAATCGAATCCTTTCAACCTGGTCATTAGGAAGTGCGGATTGAACTTCATCCCCAATTTCCCCTTTTGCAGGATCAATAGCTAATGCACCAAATCCGTTATTGATGGATTCAACAATCCAGTTCGCTCCGAATCCTTTAGTTTTTCCAGATCCCATACCACCGATTACGGCACGAGGCAAACATAGTTCATCGTAATTATTAACAGGCATATATATTGGTACCTTTTTACCTTTGAAGATTGCTTTACCAAAGGGAATTCCTCCTTTTTTGAGTATATCTGGAATGTCTGTTTCACGACCTGTCACAGTCTCAATGATAGGGTACTCATCTTGTAAGGCTCTTTGTGGTAGTTTAATAAAATGGGATATTTCTGGCGGGGTTATGATCTGTCTTTTCCCAAATATAAAAGGTACCGGGATATGATGGCGTTCTATGTCATCTAAAAATTTTTTAACTTTATGAGGTTTAATTTGCTTCTCTTTTAATTCATTATCCTGGTTCAGTTGTTTCAACGCTAAGAGGATCCCTCTAGCGATCTGTCTTTTCCTTCTTTCGTCTTTCGATTGAACTATCAACCTAAGAACAAAATCAAATCCTAGATGACTAGGTTTTAATTCTGTTGATCTACTAAACTCTTTATTTTTCCAACATTTAGGGGGTTTATTATCAAATTCTTCTTTCTTCTTATCAGCGTCCTTATACCATTGTTGTTCAGCAGCTTGAATGCCAAATTGAATAAATGCATGATCACCTTCTTTCATGAATCGAGACATCTCTAATAATTCTTCCAAAGGGATTTGTTGCATGGTCCTATCGGTTTTTAGAGACATAAAGAAAGGGTGTTTTAGCTTAATATTGAATGCTAGGATATCTTCTGTTTTGGGCTTGCGCTTTACGTTTTGCTTAACATCTTGAAGAGTAACGTCTTTCCAAGTTAATTGAGATTGCTGTTTGATAATGTCGTACATATCTGTGTTGGTAGTGATGTATGTTTGATAGGATTTACTTGATATGTTTGTTTCAAAAAATATTCTTTCAGGCGCATAAATTTTGCCACTATTCCAACGCTCAAACATTTCAGCATAAGAATCGGCCATAATGTCAGCAAATTGATCTACTCTATCATTCTTAACGTTTCTGTGCGGGATGATTTGGAAAGTTTTAAAAGGATCTGGTTTATATTGAGATTTAATTAATCGCAACGGTACTTCTTCATCGTTCACCTTAGCGACTATATCTGCGTTAACCGTTGGTTGAACAGTTTCTTTATAAGGCTGTGTGTCTAGAAAATGAATCCTAAGCGTATTACCTTCCCATGCCATTTCCATCTAAAACACTCCCAAAACAGCTTTAATACTTTCCATTAACCCAACTATCTTTCCTTCTGGAGCTTCTACAGTTTGGTAAAGAGCATAGAAGCACCCGCCTATAAATCCTGTAATTAATCCTATAAAAAATTTCATTCTCCCATCACGTCCTTCATATCTCGGACGTTTTGGAATGCATCTGTTAGCGCTTCATTAAGCATTGTTCCGACAATAGCGATTAGCATTAATATACTGGGTACCAAGAACACTCCGCCAACAACAAGAGCAGTGGTTTTTAGTGTAGTTACTCCCCAGCGTTTCTTTATCCCTAGAAGGATGAATCCTGCAAGTGCAGATAGTATTCCTAATCCTAATGCGATGTCTTGAAAAGTATATTCGAGTGGGCGCATATTTTCATAAAAACTTTCAGCTCTAACTGTTTGAGCGAATAATACACCTGTAGAAGTCCACAAAGCTATCGCAAACTGCTTTAGCTTATTAGATTTTTGAACAAATACCATTTCTTGTTGTTCTTCATTCGTATCAAACCAATACTTGCCATTCAATTTAATGATCATAAATTTTCACTCCTTGGTGAATATTTTATTGTTCAACCGTTAATAATAACCATAGAAAGAGGTGATAACATGTTACCATGGGTACTTATAGGTGTAGGTGCAGCACTTATTACTTTTTCACAGTTACCACTCTAAACCAAACTAGACCAACCATTTTTCTGGGGTTGTTCATGTTGTTCAACCTCAGAAAAGGTTTTACTTTCGTTGTTCATACACCATTCCAGTTTATCTCTAATAAAAGCCGCGAAATTTTGTTCTTTGAAGTTACCAGTTTTATCAGATGCCCACTTCCAAATCTTCATGTCACGTTCGCTGTTTTCATTGAATACCGCATTTCGTCGAATATATTTACCCATAGATTTCCCTCGCAATGTAATAAAAAGCTTCCGAATCTGAAAAAACTGGATTCAAAACCATGTTGGCATTACGATAATATCTTTTAATGTGGTTATATACTTTAGTCGATCCACCGCCACAAAGAAAAAGCAAATCGTCTTTTTTCCACTTAAGAGATCCAGTGTTTGCTATTGTTGCTCTAGCAATTGCTGATGAATCTCTGTTTTTCCCTGATTCGGTACCGAAATCAAATGTATCTGATTCTTTCCCTATTTTTTGACCATCTTTAAAAGTAATAGCGTTAACGGTTCTGCTGCCTACTTGAAGGCCTCTGACTGTTCCTTTATCAGCATATTTGAAGAAACAGGAACCTTCTGGAGCTACTGATGCGTAAATTCTAAACCATTTTGTTACACCGTTGACAGTAATCTCATGGTACCCTGTTAACATAGAGGATAATAATATCTTATCTCTTTTATGGTCAGCAACCGGTAATCCTGTCACTAAACCTACTTCACATGATTTGAATGCCTTATGCAATGCAACTAGAATCAAAATAAGTGTGTCATCATGTAACTTACTGTCAGTCATCATCGGTCCTCCATACTCACTTTCGCGTATAGCAAGTGTTCCTCCACTGAATTTCATTCCGTTATATTCGATGATTAAATCATCATCTCCTTTCTCGTCATCAAATTCCGATTCTCGATATTCGCCTAGACTAGAATAGAATTCGAAATGACCACCAGCATACCAAATTTTTGTTTTGAATCTCCCAGGATCTACTCCAATAACTTGCATTGAACCACCCCTTTATAAAATAATTAGGAACTATTTGTGAAAATTCTATATTCATTGCTGTTTTGTGAACTAGTTATGAACTATTTCCTAAATTGCTGTTTGTAGTATATTATTCCTCTAACTAGGAAATATTACTGTTATACCGATATTTTTTATAAAAAAATAAAGAAGAGCCTTCTCAAGACTCTTCTTCAACATCAGGCCATATATCGTATACACTTTTCCCTAAGGGTTTAGCGATTCTATAAGCTGTTTTTAGTTTTGGTTCAGCACCTTTAATTAATTCAGTAATTGTATTTGGCCTAACGTTAGCTTTTTGTGCAAGCCACCCTTTCATGCGACCTTGTTCTTTTAATATAGCTTCCAAATTATTTTTCACGATTAACACCTCACAAATAAATTCTTTGCAGTGAGCCGTTAATCCTTCAATGAAAAAGCACTACTTTTGACATAAAACAGCCCTTCGTGTCGAAGGGTAGAGATAGGCTATAAAGCTGTAACGCTCGCCTGCGCTACGCTACAGCATATGCGCGAACTAATGAAAATATGCATAAAAATATAAAAAGGATGATTCAATGTATTATTATGTGATTGGATTGATAACAGGTGTAATTTTGGGATATTCTTTTAATAAACTAATTGATATTTTTAAGAAGGGGGTTCATATGCAAATCGTAGGATTAAATATTTCTGTGAAAAGTGTAAAAGAAACAACGGAAATTCCTAAAAATGAAAAAAGCAATAAGAAAACAATCAGAGTGAAAGTTAATGATCAAGATTGTGATCTATGCAAGGGTGAAGATATGTTTATTGCTGGGACGAAAAATTTAATTCCTTGTCCAAATTGTAAACGTAATACAAATAAATTTAATAAAATACTAATATAA